TATGCTATGCAGATGCAAGGAGTGCAACAGTCACAGATTGACGATAGAGAAACGCAAAAAGAAAAAGCAAAAGCTGATCGTATAAGTATGGGTAATAGTCAACAATCACAAATGATTGAGCAACGTAAAAAGAATTTACCTGCTATAGACTTTGAATCACACGAGGATAGTTTAGACGGTTTTGACCTTGCAGAATTTGAACCTAGATAAGCTTAAATAAATAAAATAAATAAATACTAACTTTGTAAAAATTAAATTTAATTAAATGGATGAAAATAAATTCACTGTAAAAGAAGTTACAGGTGTCGAGAAATCGAAAGTAGAAGTTGAAGAGGAATTACTACAGAAGCACGAAGAGAAATTTGAGGATTCTAATAGTGAGGAAACTACAACAGAAAAAGTAGAAGTCGAAACAAAAGAAGTGGAAGCTCCCGCACCAGAGTTAAATGATGCAGACGTTCTTTCTTATATTAAAAATAGATACGATAGAGATATTGAATCTGTAGATCAGTTATTAGAAACTAAAGAGTCTAATCCTGATTTACCTGAAGATGTTTCTGCGTATTTTAAATACAAAAAAGAAACTGGTCGTGGTATCGAAGACTTTGTTAATTTACAAAAGGATTATGATAACATGGACAGTAACACATTGTTGTCTCAATATTATGCTCACACTGAAGAAGGTTTAGATAGTGAGGATATAAAAGATTTAATGGAAGATAAGTTTGGTTACGATAGTGAACTAGATGATGAAGCTGACATTAAAAAAATTGAGAGATCAAAGAAAAGAGAACTTTCAAAAGCTAGAAAGTTCTTTAATGAGCAAAAAGATAAGTATAAAATTCCTCTTGAGTCAAGTGGGGGTGGATTATCTGATGAGCAAGTTAAAGAAATGGAAAGCTATAAAAGTTATATAGAAGAGTCAAACACTGCAAAAGAAGCACAGAAGAAAAGGTACGATTACTTTCTTGAAAAAACCAATGAGGTTTTTAACGATGAGTTCAAAGGTTTTGAGTTCAATGTAGGAGAAAAAAGTTTTACTTTCAAACCTGGTGATAGCAATGAGTTAAAGAGTAAGCAAGCTGACGTAAATAATTTCATAGGTAAATTTATGGATAAAGAGTCAGGTCTTATGAAAGATCCTCAAGGTTATCATAGAGCCATTTCAGTTGCTATGAATCTTGACAAGTTTGCTGAATTTTTTTACAATCAGGGAATGACGGAAGCTGTAGATAATGTTTCTAAAAAATCAAAGAACATTAATATGGACAGTATACGTAAGACTCCTGAGAACTTCAGTAAAGATGGATTGAAGATTAGAAACGTAGGCGATAGTAGCAGTGGAAAAGGACTCAGAATTAGAAGTATTAAAAAACAATAAAATTTTTAAAAATGGCAGTATTAGGAACTCCAGGCTTTGATTTACAACCTAGTGCACAACAGGTTGCAACAGCCACAAATTATATTACTAACTTCGATTTCTTAAATCAGTATCTTCCAGATACATATGAGAAAGAGTTCGAACGTTATGGTAATAGAACAGTAGCATCATTCTTACGAATGGTTGGTGCTGAAATGCCTTCTAACTCAGACCTTATCAAATGGGCAGAGCAAGGAAGATTACACTCAAAGTACACAGGATGTACTTCAGCAGGTGCACAAGGTGCGACAACAGGTGTATGGACTATACCAGCAGCACAACAAAACCCTGCTTCACCTCCAGCGTCAAGTCAACCAACAGGTGGTTACACAGCAATTAGAGTAGGTCAAACTATTATGATTTCTGACGAAACAGCAGGTTCAACTTTAAATAATAAAGCTATCGTTACTAATGTAAACCCAGCGAATGGTGCAGTAACAGCAGCTTATTATGAAGCAGGTGGACAAGCGGTTACAGGTGTACCAGACCCAGCGGGGGTAGTAAATTGTACTATTTTTATCTACGGTTCTGAATTTAGAAAAGGTGTAGATGGAATGGTAGGTTCTTTAGATGCTCAAGATTTTATCTTCGAAAACTCTCCAATCATCATAAAAGATACTTACGAGGTAAGTGGTTCTGATATGGCACAGATTGGATGGGTAGAGATTTCTACTGAAGACGGAGGAACAGGATACCTATGGTATATGAAGTCTGAGCACGAAACTCGTCTACGTTTTGAAGACTACTTAGAGACAGCTATGATTGAAGCGGTTCCAGCAGAAGCAGGTTCAGGTGCTATTGCAGCAGCTTCACCTGTAGGAAATAAAGGTTCTGAAGGTGTATTCTATGTGGTAAACAATAGAGGAAATGTATGGAGTGGGGGTAACCCAACAACTCTTGCAGGTTTCGATAGCGTTATCCAACGTTTAGATAAGCAAGGTGCAATTGAAGAAAACGTAATCTTTGTAAATAGAGATTTCTCTTTCGATATTGATGATATGTTAGCAGCACAAAACTCTTACGGAGCGGGTGGTACTTCATATGGTTTATTCGATAACGATGAAGAGATGGCTCTTAACTTAGGATTCACAGGATTCCGTAGAGGTTATGATTTCTACAAATCAGATTGGAAATACTTAAACGACCCAACAATGCGTGGTGGTTTAGTTGGTGGTAAAATTAGCGGACTATTAGTTCCTGCAGGTTCTACTACAGTATATGACCAAATCTTAGGTAAAAACGCTAAACGTCCATTCTTACATGTACGTTATAGAGCGTCTGAAACTGAAGATAGACGTTACAAAACTTGGATTACTGGTTCTGCTGGTGGTGCAAGAACATCTTCTTTAGATGCAATGACAGTTAACTTTTTATCAGAAAGAGCTGTATGTACTTTAGGTGCAAACAACTTCTTCTTATTCCAAGATTAACAAATAGTAATTAGGGGAGGATTAACCTCCTCCCCTTTTTTTTTAATTTTAATTAAATACAATGAAAACAAAACAAAAAGTAGTAGCTAAAAGCTATAGATTAAAACGTGATGTAGCACCATTATCTTTGATGCTTAGTTCACATCACAGTCACAGGTCCCCATTATTATATTTTGATGAAGAGAAAGGTATTAACCGTCCCCTTCGTTATGCAAGAAACCAAAAGAGTCCTTTTGAGGATGAGCAAGATGGTAACGCTATAATGGAACCTATTATTTTTGAAGATGGATTTTTACGGGTAGAAAGAAGTAATCAGGTATTACAAGAATTTTTATCTTATCACCCTGGTAACGGACAGATCTTTGAAGAAATTAATAACGCTAAGGATGCAGCGGAAGAATTAGAAATGCAAGAAATAATATTAGATGCACAGTTATTAGCTAGAGAGTTATCTACTTCTAAATTAGAAATGGTATGTAGAGTTTTAATGGGAGCTACAGCGGATAAGATGAGTACAGCCGAGCTTAAAAGAGATATATTAATATATGCTAGAAATAATCCAGAAGAGTTTATAGATATACTAAATGACCCAGCATTACAGATGTATGATGATGTGGTTCAAATTTTTTCTAAAGGTTTATTATCTCTACGTAACAAGAATAGAGATGTATACTTTAACTTAAAGGATAATAAGACTAAGATACTAACAGTACCTTACGGTGAAGACGCTAATGATATTATAGCTTCATACTTTCAAACAGACGATGGTATAGAGACTTATAAGTTATTAAAGCAAATGCTTAAAGGTAAGCCAAGTGCTAAAAAGTCGTAATATATTTTACGTATCTTTGTACTTTATTAATCATTAATTTTTTATACAATGAAAAAATTTATTAAATTTCGTGTAAATAATGCTACACAAGTATTAATTGACTGTGATACAATCACTAAATTTCAAACTGATGGTGCTGATGATGACATTATTCATGTTATAACTAATGTTGTTTCTCACAACAATGCTACTGCTAAAGTTTTAAGTTATACTTTAACTTATGGAACTACAGCAACAGGAGCAGAAAATGGAGTTACTATTAATGAAATGATGGATGAGCTTATTAAGTTTCGTTCAACAAGCTGGACTAATTCAGTTTTAGATTTATCAAGCTTAACTATAGGTGGTGAAGCTCTAAGTGCAATAGCTTATACTTCTATAGCTATATAAGTATTATTTATTACACTAAGTAATTAAGAGGTTCTAAAAATAGAGCCTCTTTTTTTTGTTATCTTTAGAGTATGAATAAGTATTTAGAATTTGCAACTTCAGAAGGAAAAAGATATGTTCCAATAGGTAGTGGTTTATTAGTAGAAAGAACAAGTAGTACTGCTATGAAGTTATACACTGCATGTAGTTTAGGTAATGCTTTTACTTTTGTTACAGTAGATTCTACATCTGCTATGGTAGATGTTATTAATCAAGCTTTAATTGCAGCAGAAAATTCAAGTTCTCCTTTTACTCCTGTAATACTACCTGATGGAGAAACGATTACTACCGTAAGAGTTTTATAAAAAAGTAGGCCTCTTTTTTTTTGTTATCTTTGTAGAAATGTTTATATAATATGGCAGCATCAATAAATGACGTAAGAAATACTGTCTTAGCAATAGCTAACAAAAATAACTACGGTTATATATCTCCACAAGATTTTAACTTGTACGCACAGCAAGCTCAGATGGATATGTTTGAGGATTATTTCTATACTTATAATAGATGGGTACAGAGAGAAAACGCTAGACAATCGGGAACAGGTTATGCTGATATAACTAAAGGTTTACTAGAAGTTATGGATACATTTTCTAAGAATGTATTTTTAACACAAGTAAACGCAAACACATACTCTCTACCTGCAGATTATTATCTAATGAATAAATTATTTTATTATTCATCTGCTTTATATTCAGGAACAATTACAGGTACAAGTGCAGGTAATACCATAACAGATGCAACACAGTCTGCGGTATGGACAAATATTCCTAACTCTGCACCAACACCACCGATAGGTAGTCTTATTGTAAATACAACTACATTGCAAGAAGCTTTTGTTACAGCGGTAGGTACACCAGGTACAGGTAGTATTAGTTTAAGTGCAAATATATTTGCTATAGGTAACAGCTATGTTATATATTCAAACACAAAGATTAGAGAGGTAGAGAGAGTAAGTCAAAGTAAAATATTTTATTTAACTAATTCTTTACTTACAGCTCCTACTCAAACATACCCTGCATATGTGTTAGACGGTAATACTATTACCGTATACCCTACAACTATACTACAAGCGGGAGCAATACATTCACAGTATATACGTTATCCTCTTGCTCCGAATTGGACTTATCAAATTTTAACTGAAGGTGAACCTGTATTTTATCCAGCTGCTTCAGATTTTCAAGACTTTGAACTACCTGATTCGGATGAACCAACACTTATTGCTAAGATATGTCAATACG